TTGGTGCAGGTAATGGTAAATCTAACAGAGGTTATCAGGTAACAGCTACAGGGTCTGCCTTAGATCATCAAGTTATCTATGGTAAGATGAAGACCGCTGGTGTTAGGGTGTTTGATGGCACTACAGGTACAGACAATGTAAAATTACACAGAGTGTTAGCCTTTGCTGGACATGAGATAGAATCTTTTGAACAGATATACATTAACGATGAAGTAGCAACTATAAGCCCTTCTGGTAATGTTACCTCACCCAGTCGTTACAGTGGCCTAGTAACAATCAAGGAACACTTAGGTACATCTACCCAAGCTGCCGACAGCAGTTTAGTTAGTGCTGTATCTGGCTGGACAGGGGACCATAGACTTCGTGGTATTGCTTACCTGTATGTTAAGTTAACCTATGATACAGATGCCTTCCCTAATGGCGTACCTGAGATTACTGCTGTCATTAAAGGTAAGAAAGTATACGACCCAAGAAGTCCATCTGCTGCTAATGCTTGGTCTGACAACCCTGCCCTGTGTGTAAGAGACTACCTGACAGCTACAGGTTATGGCTTAGGAGAAGCTGCTGCTAACATAAACGATACAGCCTTCATTGCCGCTGCTAACATATGTGACGAGACTAACACAGACGCTGGTACAACACGTTACACAGCCAATGGTGCCTTTACCACAGGAACTACACCACAAGACCTCTTAGAAGGGCTTATAACGTCTATGGGTGCTACTCTGTGGTACACTCAGGGTGCATGGAACGTAAAGGCTGCTAAGTGGACCTCTACTGTACTAGACCTTAATGAAGACGATCTTAGGTCAGGCATAAGCCTAGCAACTAGACACTCCCGTAGGGATAACTTCAACACAGTTAATGGTACGTTTAGGGGTGACGAAAGTAACTGGCAAGTGACAGATTTCCCACCTGTAACTAACGCTGCCTTTGTTACTGCTGATGGTGGATTAGAGTCTACCTTAGACATGGACTTACCGTTCACGGACAACTCAATAGAATCTCGGCGTATAGCTAGAATTATGCTTGAGCGTAATAGACAACAGCTACAGTTTCAAGCATCCTTTGGTCTTAGGGCTTTTCAAGTGCAGACAGGTGACAATGTAAGGATCACTAACACTAGACTTGGTTGGACTAACAAAGAGTTTGAGGTTGTCTCTTGGACATTTGGACTACAGAATGAGTACGACCTACAAGTAGAAATGACCCTAAAGGAAATATCTGAAAGTGTCTTTGATGAGGTTGACGATGGTATAGTCTACGAGAAAGATAATACTACTTTGTTGTCTCCTTTTGAAGTTCCTAACCTTGGCATAAACATCAGTACTGAACTAAGAAGAGTTAAAGGTAAGACCCTTGGTGTTCTCTTGCTTGACATAAACAACACAAGTACTCTGATAGATACAGCAGAAGTGCAGTTTAGAAAGACAGGAGAAACTGACTTTATAGCACTAGGAACTCTTGGTGCCTTTGTGGGTACAGAAAGGGTAGAACATGTAGGCGTAGAGGATGGCTTCTATGACATAAGGGCTAGGGCTACTAATTCCCTTGGAGTACATGGTGACTTTAACACTGTGTCTAACTATTATGTGGAAACAATAACTGCACCACCAGCAGATGTAACTAACTTTGATGGTAACGTAGTTGGAAGTAACCTGTTCTTAAGCTGGACACCAGTATCTGACTTAGACTTAGCCCACTATGTCATTAGGTATTCTCACCTAACTAGTGGGGCAGTCTACTCGGAAGCTGAGAACATAGCACAAGTACCTGTAGGTAGTAGTACCCTTGCTTTACAGAATGCTGGTGTAGGTACATACTTCATTAAGGCTGTAGATGACACTACAAGCGGTGCTAATGAGTCTGATAACCCTGCTGTCTTTGTAGTTACCTCTATAGGTATTGGAGACCTTAATGTTGTAGCCACACTTACAGAAGACCCATCCTTTGCTGGTGTTAAGTCTAATGTGGTAATAAATGATGATAGTTATTTAGAGTTAGCTGAGACACCACTATTTGATGATGCTACGGGTAACTTTGATGATAGGTCTGGATTATTTGATGACTTTACAGGTTACGCATCTTCTGGAATATACTACTTTAGTAATGACCTTGACTTAGGGCAAAAGTACACAAGCCGCTTAAACTTCTCCTTCACAAGTACAAGGTTTGATAGGACAGACCTATTTGATAGTGCTACAGGTAACTTCGATGCTAGAGCAGGTGTATTTGATGGAGACCCTACAGCCTTTGGTGACACCTCTGTTTCACTACAGTTAAGGCATACAGACGATGACCCTACAGGTACGCCCACATGGTCTGATTGGCAAGCATTCTCTGTATCTGATATATCCGCCAGAGCCTTTGAGTTTAGGCTAGTTATGACATCAACAGATACTAATGTTACTCCTGTCGTAAGTGCTTTATCGGCAACAATAGATATGCAGGACAGGACTACTTCTGGAAGTGATATAACCTTTACAGGAACAACTAATGTCACCTTTGATGCTGCTTTTGCAGCTACGCCAGCTATAGGTCTATCCTTAGCTAACTTAACTGATGGTGATAGATATACAATAACAAGCAAGACCCGTACTGGGTTTACTATTAACACTTTTACTGGGGGATCAGCAAGCACCAATGCAGTGACCTTAGACTATGTAGCTAAGGGCTACGGAAAGGAACTAACGTAATGTCGCAACATGACTTTAACATTGCTAATCAAAGTTTCCCTGCTACTAGGACAGACTTAAATAATGCTCTTGCAGCACTGGCTTCTACTTCTTCTGGGGATGCAGAACCGGGAACCACTTATGCCAATCAACTATGGTATGAGACTGATACTGATACCCTCAAGATTAGAAACGAAGCTAACAATGGTTGGGTAACTGTACTTACTCTTGACACTGGTGTCACTGCTACAGCTACAGAATTAAACTACAATGATGTAACAACACTAGGGTTATCTGAAGCTAGTAAGGTTGTCACAGCAGACGCAAATGGTGTTGTAACCTTAGACAATGGTTTTAGCGAAGAGTATGCTGCTGTAACCTCAACTAGCAATGCTGTGTCTCTTAACTTACAGACAGCTAGTAACTTTAGTCACACTTTGACTGAGGATACAACAGTTAGCTTCACTAATCCTGCTGCTAGTGGAAAAGTATCTGCTGCTACCCTAAGAGTTATACAGGATAGCACCCCAAGAGCAATTACTTGGACTAACGTGGTTTGGGCATCAGCTACAGCCCCTACTCTATCGCAAGGCAGTGGTAATGTTGATGTATTTGTATTCTACACTGTAAACAACGGTGGGACATACTATGGATTTACAGCAGGACAGGCTTTAGCATAATGAGTACAGCTAAAAAAATAATGATGGGGTCTGGCGCTACAGTAGACCTACCCTCAGATGACCAGTTCAACCGTGTCAGTTTTCTCAGTCATTTTGACGGCGCAAACAACGGTGTGAACAATGTGTTTATTGATGGTCACGATACTAGCAACCCACACACAATCACAGCCAACGGCAACGTAACCCAAGGCAGCTTTGGGCCATTTGCTCGGCCAGATGGTGAGTGGAGTGTAGACTTTGATGGTACTGGGGATTACCTTGACGCAGATGATGGCGTTACTTTTGGCACTGGCGCATTTACTATAGAGTTTTTTGTATATTTAAATGATAATACTCAACAGTTTTTCTTTGATGCAAGACCCGATGCTGTAAACACAGTGTATCCTGTAATATATATGCTTAGTAATAACACAATCGTTTATTATGCTAATTCAGGTGTTAAAATAACTAGCAGTGAAACACTTTCAGAGAACGCATGGTATCATGTAGCCGTATGCAGGTCAGGTACTAGCACAAAAATGTTTCTTGATGGAACTCAGGTCGGCTCAACGTATAGTGATAGTACAAATTATGCGGATAGTGGTCGTATGCGTATCGGCGCAAACAAGAATGCAACATCCCGTGTTGACGGCTATATGTCAAATGTGCGTGTAGTTAACTCCGCACTTTACACAAGCAATTTTACCCCACCAACAGCGGCTCTTACAGCTATTACAGATACCAAACTATTAACGTGTCAAAGTAACAGGTTCGTTGATAACTCCATTGATGGACTAACGATAACTCCAGAAGGTGATCCAACCGTAACAACATTTGGCCCATTCCTGACCAGCAGTGTGTATAACCCTGCGGTAAACGGGGCGAGTGCATACTTTGACGATGTTGATGATTACCTTAGCATTGCAGATAACACTGATTTTGATTTAAACGGTGAAAGCGCATTTACCATAGAGGCTTGGCTATGGCCTTCTTCTGAGAGCGGAACTGCCAATGATAAATTTACAATAGTAAGCAAAAGAAGCGGCTCTAGCGGATATATTCTTCTGATGACAGGGTCTAATGTTCTTCAATTCAATGGCGGGTCTGGGTTTTTAGCGGCTTCATCATTAAGTGTTGGTGCTTGGCACCACGTTGCTGCAGTAAAAATAAGCACTAGCAGCTTTAAAATATATGTGAACGGTGTAGAAGAATACACAACATCGTCAAATATAAACCCAGCAGATGTATCTACTGCATTAACTATTGGCGCAGATGAAGACCCTGATCGTGAATATAACGGATATATGTCTGATGTTCGTATAGTTAAAGGCACGGCAGTCTACACCTCTGCGTTTACCCCACCAACAGCCCCACTCT